GTGATAAAAATATTCAAACATTTTCTAACTCTATTATATAAACTATTTAACAACTTTTTAAATTATGGTTCACCAAATGGATTTCTTTGTGTAAAATCTAAAATATCATCAGCATTAATTTCGATAACATCATTTTGAGCATAAGGATCAACAAGATCTTGAGTTTCTGCGCTGTAAAATGCATAAACTGCTCCAGATTCTGAACCAGTTATTGCCTCACCACTTACAAAACTACCAGTAATGATGCCAACTTGAAGATTCTTAGTTGATGCTGTCCAATTTTTAACTCTTGCTGTTGCTCCAGAACTACTACCAGTAATTACTTCATTAAAGAGATAATTACCTGTGCCAAGAGTATTTGGTGCAGCAACTGTAATTGTTGGAACAGATGCATATCCAGATCCAGCATTAGTGATATAAATTGCAGATATTGCATTTCCAGATAGGATTGAAAATCCTGTTGCGGTGGTTCCTCCACCAGGTGCGCCAGAAAAAGTTATGACAGGTGCTGTTGTGTATCCAGAACCACCGCTGGTGATTGTAACGATGCCAACGGTTCCTGTTGTTCCAATACCTACGGTTGCAATTCCACCACTACCAGTTGTGCTTATAAAACTGATTCCTGGTGGTCTTGTATACCCAAAACCAGGATTTACAATTACAACAGAACTAATTCCAAGTCCAGAATTTGCAAATGCCAAAGCTGATGCAGTTTTTCCTCCTGTTGGAGCTGAGGATATAGCTACAATTGGATCACTTTCATAATCAAATCCATCGTTAATTAATTGAATAAATTGCAATCCACCATTGTGAATAGTGGTTAGAGCATTAGCTGTTGATCCAATCCCAACGAGAGTGAGAGTCTGAATATATCCATTTTCTTTGATATTATCATCAATGGTTTCTACATCAGTATCAATGATTTCATCTTCATAACGGAAAAGTTCACATCTCAGTTCATAAACATAAGTTTTTTGAAGTTGATAAAATGGCTGTTCATGTTCAACAAATTTGATCTCAAACAATCTATCTCCAAGAGGAAACCAAATTAAATCACCTTCTTTTGGTCTAGTTGATAGTTCAATATTTGGTAGATTTTTTATTAATGGAGAAATATAATTTTCATATCTTTCTTTTGATATGATTAATGTTAGATCATTTAAAGGTTGCACACCAAATTTTGACAGAATAGTTCCCTGTCCTTCATATCCATCATAGGTATTGACATAGGCTTCTATTGGATATGCATTATCAAATTTCGATTGTATTACCTCTTTAATAACTGTTTTTTTAGTTACATATTTTCTAGGAAGATAGTAAACTTCAACTCCATACATTCGAAGTTGCTCATTAATGAGGCTTTGTATTAATCCTTGCTCTGAGGATGTTCCTTGAGTGAAAAACGGATTAAGTGCCATATCATCCTATCAAATCTAGTGGTGGTAACTCATAATAAGATGAACTCCTATCAAGAAGATAATCAAGTTCTCTTTGTCCATCATCATAAATTTGTCTTCCATTAAGTTCCACACCTCCAGGGAGTCTAACTCCTTGAAATTTAATTAGATTCATGCCCCACTGTCTTTTTACAAGAGCAGTTAAATATTGTTTTAGAAAAGAATCATTCCAAACTTGCGAGTATGTGTTTGGATCTAAGAGTCTATGACAATCTAGGATTATATAATCGCCCACATTTAAACTTTCAAAGTCAATATCTAAATATAATCTATCTTGTCTTTTGTTAAATCTAATTGCTTTATGTGTTGTTAATAAAAAATCAATAGTTTCTAAATAAGATCTTGTCATTGAATATGTTAAAAGTTCCGTTGATCCAAAATAATAAATGTCATTTAAAAATAACTGATATTTAATACTAAACATATTATTGGTCAAAGAATTTGATCCGTCAAATTTAAATATTTTCGTAACTCCAATAATAGATGGAGGAACTTCGATATAATTACTATTCTCATTATATGTAAACGTCGTAGCAGCACCAACTATCGTTGTGGTAACAGTATCTGTGGTTAATCCCACAACAGAATTATTTAAAGGTGCTCTTCCTTTATCAATATCATTTTGAGTAATTTTATATTTTAAAAAAGTTTGATATACTCCATCAAAATGTCTTTCTTGAAAATATTGAACCGCGTCATCCACAAGATCTTCGATTTGCTCATCAGACACGTTAATCTCCAAAACTGGCGCTCCCAGTTTTCTTTTTACATAATCTATTAACTCTCCCCTTGATGATGGTTGCGCCATAATCAGTCTTTTACTATTTTAAATATTTATGGAGCAGACGATATGCCAGGTCTTACAATGATATTACCATCCACAATTCTGTAAATCGTTGATCCAGAACTCACTAGAACATCATATATGTATCTTCCCTCTTTTAAATTTCTTGTTTGAGTTGATCCGAGAGATATTTTAAACTTTCCACCTGCTGCACTTGTAAAACCGACATTAAAAGTTGCCAACGCATGAGATGATGATCCTATTGAAACACTCTTTGACAACTGAGATGAACCTCTCCAAGTTGTTCCAGCACCAGAAAAATCAAAAGCAGATCCAGAGGTTGTTTTTACCGTAAACTCATTTATAAAATCTGCTCCAGTGTTGATTATTAAATTAATAGAAACGGAAGCACCTGATGTTGGATCAAAAGTAAGAGAGTTTGCCATTATTGTAATTTCTCTATAAAAGTTTTAAGAAGATTTTTTATTTCATCAACATCATCTTTTATATTGCTAATTTCATCTTCAAGATTTTTAACTCGATTCACCTCATTTTCTTTTTGTTTTTTCAGACGCATATATTTCTCATATTCATATTTAGAATCATTAACAATGGCATTACTCCTCTGATCTCTCAAAAGAATTTTATTATCTTTTACCTTAATATAATCACTCATTATGCTAGTGCAAGTGCTCGCATATCTTTAATCTTAGGAACATAAGCTTGATTTGTGCATGTTAATATAATTTTAATTCTAAAATATTTAAAATCTGGCAAGTTATTCGCGGTAAATTCATAATTTGCATAACTATCAATTGTCGATATTGCTTGATTTATATAATTTTTATCAATAAACTTATCAGATGTCCCGTCATTGTCTGCAAAGTTAATAACATCTCCATCAACATCTAGATTTTGATATCCAGGGAAAGGAATAAACACAGGATCTCCATTTTCTGAATTGTCTATTGCATAGAAAGCTCTAATATCAGATTCCACGTTTACATGAGCAGATAGGAACAATTTAATTGCTCTTGCTGGATTCTTCAAACTAACAATCTTAGTTACATATTGACAATCCGATGGATCGTCAAAGAAAGAATTTACTCTTGGATCAGTTTTATAATTTGTGACTACACTATTGATTCTGTTTGATGTTGTGATCATATTAACTCTGGTAGTATCAATAATTGGAGACAATCTTGTATTATCTGTTGCTAAATTTAATGATACTGTAAAAGATTTATTACCAGGTAAAGTTGGAAGTAAATTCTTTTCATTTATTTTAGATGCAATAATTCTTGGAGAATTCAAATAATTTGTTCTATTAAGGATTATAGACTCAAATCCTTGGTCAATAAATGATGTCTCAGATCCACTAATACTCGTTCCACTAATTGTTCTGATTTGAGCGTTAACTGATGTTAGATTTGGAATAAATGTTTGAATATTGGGAGTTATTGCTTCAAATGGAATATTTTGAGTTACCTTTACAACATTTCCACCAGCAGTTGCTGTGTTACTAAAATAAAGTGGAACATACACGGATTGTTCACTACTTCTATCCAAACCATAATCAGCGTCCTTAGTATTCAATTTAATGTTGTAATAATTTAATCCAATTGAATTTGCAATTGTTGAATCAGATAGTCTGTGTGTTCTATTAATTCTTCTAAGGGAAACTCCACTGTACTCATATTTGTAAATCACATCGCCACCAGTAATTGCTTTTCTTAGACTATTATCAATTCCTCTGGTCACGTTGCTAAGTTGACCATTAGATACTCCTTCATATTTGATGATTTCTTCATTGACCAATATGTATCCTGGGTTTGCACCAGACACCGGAAGATTTTCAAAAATTTCAAATCCTGCTGCGGCACCGATTGCAATTTCTCCATTATAATCCTTAGCGTAAGAAACACTAATAGTTGTTGGTGAAACATCTGGCAACACACCTTTGATTGTCACATAATTTGTATTTGAATGCATACCATGATTTTTATGATTGACTTTAAAATGTAATCCATCAGATACAATGTCAATTGCACTGGAAATGAATAGTTCAGATCCAGACGAATTTACAATCGTTGTCGGTATGCCAACACTAGTTGCAGTGGTGCCAGTATATCGATAAATTGTATTAGCAAAACCTGCAACAAAATTGCCTTGCACATTATCAAGAATTAATTGATTAATGCCACTTATTGATGTCACATTAATTTTTAAATTTGTTCCAGTTTCTGTTGTACCAAAAGTTGCAGTTAAAACATCTCCAACAGAATAACCAGTTCCACCAGATACTAATGATACTGATGCAACCACACCACTATTAACAGTAATATTTGCCGTTGCGTCTTTTCCTGTTCCAGTCAAAGTTCTTAATGCAACTGTTGAATAAGTTTCAGTTCCACTTAATGGAGCATATCCAATACCAGCATTTAAAATTGATAGTCCGCTTGCTTTTCCAACCGATCCAACATAATTTCCATTAGCACCAGTTGAAAGTTGAATAACGCTGTTACCCAGTATGAAATTATTATCTGAGAGATTGGATGAAATACCAATTCTAATTTTTCTTGAATTTGACGTAATTGGATTTTGTATCAATGTCGGAATTTGAGCATTCCCCTCTGCCAACTCTGGGTTGAAGAAAGAAATATCTCCTGTATTTACAAATTCAGCTCGATAAAGTTTGAACGTCAAATCGTCTGTAACTGTTGGTTGCCAATTTGATGCGTTTTGTGATTTAAACAATGCACCAAGAATTGGTTGAGTTGAAACTAAAACTTGTGAAGAGGAAGATGTTTTCTTATCAACTTCCCCTAGTCTAGATGTCCAAACCTTGTAATTATTTGAGTTGGTTGATAAAACAATTGCATAACTTCTCTTACCTTCAAGATAAACTGGAGATTTAAATGCAAAAAATGTTGGTGTTGTTGCATCAGAGGTTTTTACTACTGAGCTTGCATCAAGTGTGACCTCACTAAAAGGTAAAACAACATCTGATGGTTGATTAAAATCCACAGTTTTAAGTTGACAAGTAACTGGTAACTCATCATCCTTGTCCTCAAAATAAATATCAAGACCAGTTAAAAATACACCAGTTTCGTCATCAACAGTAAAAGTCTGTGCAAGAGGATCAATATATTTTCCTCCGAAAGATGAAACAACTGAGTCTTTAAATGTAAACTTACTGATTTTTTTAGGACTCTTAATTGAAGCAGTATCATCTTCAACTGTTTCAATTGTACCAACAGATAAGTATTTGTCCTCAGACACAGAATTGAGAACATCGGTTGAGGAGCTATTAACTGAACTATTAGTTAATTTAAATACTTTTTCCCCAGTTGTAAACTTTGGATTTATACTAATATTTGGATCAGGAACATAAAAAGATCCGATTACCGTTCCAGTGCTATCAGTTACAATTCTAACATTTTGAACCGTCGCTTGTGCGCCACTCGTCTGACCATATAACTTCATTCCAACTGAAATAAATCCAAAGTATTCACCTTGTGGTTCATTTGCAAGAGAAAATGTGTCAACGTTTAAAACCGTTGATGTGGATGAATACTTAGATGGAATGGAAAGATCTGAATTATATGGATTAAATTTATAAATTTCGGTTGGGATATTATATGGACCAGATTTATGATTTGATGCAGATACTCTAAATGCAATTTTTGGATTTACTCCACTAATGACATCATCATAGTCAATTCCTGGGAAAAATCCACTGACAGTTTCACCAACAGTGAAAACACCTGAGTCCATTTTAATTTCAATTAATTTAGGGACCACAAAATTATTAACATCTACACCATCAAAAAATGCGTACATTCTGGAATATGGTTGTAAACGCTTGGAGACAAATTCTATATTTCTAGAACGAATAAATGGAGTAATTTCAGAAGCAACTGATCTATCACCAATCGTTAATGTTTCAAATTCCTGAGTATCAATAGTTTGTGAGTGAGTTTTATCTGTATCAGATGTAATAGATTCAACTGTTACTCCATCTGAACTCTTTTCAAGACCAATCCATCTCAGGTCACCATTGTTTGAAGAAGTGCCATTGTTATTAAAAAATTGCGTGTAGGTTGATCTTGTCTCGGATTTACCACTCAGTAAATTTCTATTTCCCGTCCAAATAATATTCCAGGATTCCCAAATAGTAGGAATAAATCCTATTTGAGAATCATAATTTTCTAATTTAGCAATTTTATCAATGGTTGAGGTAAAATTACCTGCTACGTTAAGATTTTCTGGATCAAGTCTTACGGAGTCCACCCAGATATCAGAGTCTGGTGTAAGATCAAGAGTCCCTGCCCAGAAGTTAACTAAGTATGGGGAAATCTGTTCAGTTCTAGTTGCAAAAGGTTGGGATAACCATTCTACTGAAGAATAGTTTAAACTGATTACATCGCCAGTTTTTTTAATATTTGAACCTTGTAGATCTGTTACATAATTTAAATCTGCAAGAGGATTTGATGATTGCCCAATTCCAATGATGGAATTTGAACCTAAGATTAAATCAATTGCGCTAGTGTAATGTGATGGTCTTAATTCTCCAACATTTGGGTTAATTGAATTTTTTACACCATTTCTTACATCTTGATTTGAGCTGTTTTTATAGTTGTCAACAAGGAATCCAGATTTAAATTGATTGACTCCATTTTTATCTGGAACTGAGAGATTTGCGGTATCAGTTTCAAGTAAAGAAAGTGTTGTGAACTTTTCTAAACTGTTAATTCTAGTTTCTAGTCTAGAAATGTCAGCCATCGTGTATCTCTTATAACTTTGTTGAGATACTGATGCATTTTGTGTATTATACAAATAAGGTGGTAAGAAAATTTGAGCAACTTCAATTGCATCATCGATAGAAGTTGGTGGATTTGGATTTTCTGATGAAACTCCTTCAACTAATTTAAATATACCATTTTTATCAAGAAAAACTTTATCTATTCTGGGTAGGAAAAATTTAAAGTCAAGTAAAATTTGTTCATCAGATGCCAAAATATTTTTTGCGCTATTTCCAGATTGTGCAAAAGATCTGCCAGAAAATTCAAATGGAGATTTTGCATCAGATAAAATTGTATAAGTTGCAACTCTTGGACGTATGTCAATAATATCTGTATTTCGCAATTCATTATAGTAAGGAATATCTTTACTAAAATTAAAAGAAGTGTATGAATTTACAGTTGTAATATCTCCAGTATCATTTGGTGAATAAAATCCACGTTGGAAATAAATTTTAATTTTTTTCTTAGGAGAATCTTTTTCTGAAATTCTTCTTATTCTTCCATAATCATAGAATGTGTCTCTTTGTCCATTATCTAAAATGTAAGAACTTGTAATGTCTCTTCCATTTGAAGTTATACTTGAAACTCTTGCCTCAATTCCAGACTCTTCGAAAGTGAGATTTTCGCCCACTATAAAAGATTTTTGATTTAAATATACAATTTCAAGTGTAGTATCTGTTGTTCTCTCAACATGTATTGCTCTGGCACCACTACGAGCGCCTCTAACGGTCTCTCCAAGGATTAAGTCTATCGTGGTGGCATTTGGTCCTGTAAGCGATTCTAGGGACAATCTGGGAGCACTTGGATTGTCTGTCCCATAGGATTCAAAAACTCCATGAAGTTTAATAATGTCAGGAACATTAAGTGAAATTTCTTCATCTTGAACTCTTGTTCCATATGGATAATTTCCAGGTGTGAGACCATCATTTAAAGTAGTTGTTCCAATTCCAGATGAGGAGTTTGCTGAATATATGACAATCAAACTGTTTGATCTTTGATTTTCTTTTGCCTTAGAAACTACATTAATTTTTCTCAAAGTCGCAATTAATCTAGCGTTTCCACTTTTGTTAATTCCATTTATGGTCAATCTTGTAGAACCTGCACCAAAAGTGAACATGTCAGATCTTAAAGACTGAACCGTGCCATCAGAAAAAGTTAAAACATACCTCTCCTCATCAAAAGGTAAAAATGTTTCATTTGCCTCTGCTATGACAGTATTAGTGGAATTTGCAGTTACAACAACATCATACTGTTTTCTAATTGTCAAATTGGAAGAGGCTAAATTAATATCTGAAACATTTCGTCGTGAAAATGGTGTATAGAGAGTATTATCTGATGATTCTGGTAATTTTGTGCCAAGCAGTTGTAAATCAGAAACATTTATAGTTTTTTTAGGAAGATTTCCATTGTTCACACCAGCAACACTTGTAGTTGGTTCAATAGTAAGAATTGTAAATCCATTATTTGTTCCCACAGATTTAACTTTTCCAAAAGATGTATCATATGCCAGTGCGGAATCTTGTGTGCTAAACGCTGTTATAGTATATGAAAGAAACTCTACAATATCACCAGCACTTAGTCCCACTCCAAATACAACAGAAGTTCCATTTAATGCGTCATAATTTGAAAAATCAAGTTTAATACCATTAACATAAACATCCAAAAATCCAGGTGTGTATGAGACTGTGAATGTCTGTTGACCCTCCACTGCTGTAAATTTTGAACTAGAATAATAACTATTATTCTGATAACGAATTACCTCAACTAAATCATTAACAAATAATTGATAATTAAGTAAGAATGATGAGTTTCCAGGAATTTCTGAGAAATCATTTTTGTTGTACTTAACACCATCTACAAATATCTCATAATCTTTGTTTGAAGCGTTTGGAATAAAATCATCTTGAGACTCCGATACAGTTATTGTGCTTGATGACGAAACAAAAGACGCTGATGGATATGAAATGATTTCAACTTTATCATCAGCGACAGCTGGCACTGGAATATAAATTTCAGTTGCGGTGCTCTCAGTAAACTCAGTTGCTCTTAGTAATACACCATTATAAAAGACATCTACAAATCCAGAAGTATATGATGGCACTGTATATGCAGTTTGCAATCCAACCGCAGTGATTGTAGTTGCAGTGCCAATCACTGAATTTTGTTGAACAATCTCCACAATATCACCTGGATTTGTGGCATTTGTTAAATTAACCACTGCTCCACTTGTTGCTGTGTATTCTGTATTTTTAAGAAGTTTTACACCATTGACATATACCTCTTCTTTACCTGGTGTATACGCAGCAGTAAATGATGTTGTAGCAATAGATGTTGTTGCTGTTGTTAATCCAATCTTTGATCCAACAGCGTATTCTCGGATTGCAACAAAAGATCCTTGTGTTGGTGGAGTATTAAGATGAATGACACCAGTTCCAGTGAAAATATTAAATAAACTATCATCAATTTTAATTCCATTAATGTATATTTGAGTGCTATTTAAATCTGCTGTCGTTAATGTTGTCGTTGTGGAAAATGGTATGACTGTTTGACCTTGATATGCTATAACCTCTTGAGCATTTCTGATCCCGGAAACAAAAGCATTAATTTCCACCTCATCATTAATATTTGTTTCAACATTTAACTGAATTGATGTTGCTCCAAGAGAAACATATTCAGTAGAAGATAATTTTATACCGTTCACATAAACATCATTATTCCCAGGATTGTTTTCAATTGCAAATACCTTTTGACCACTTGATGTGGAAGTGGTTGTAATGCCTTTTATTGCGGCAGTTTCTAAAATAAAGTTATTTGAATCAAAAAAGGATACTAAATTGCCTTTTTTAATTACTTTCGAAAAGGTAAGATTCGGAATTGTTACAACACTAGTATTACTTGCACCATCTCTTAGAGAAATAGTTGCCTCACCCACAGTTATTTTTTTGGTTTGGGCAGTATCTGCATTAAATGTTCCAGCAGTTCCAACAAATCCATAAATTGATTGTATATCTTCTATTCCAAATGTTGTAACAGCAGTTGATACTCTCCCGTTTTCAGATCCATTAAATGAAAAGTTTTCACCTACAATAAATGATCCTTTAACACTTTGTAGTTGAATTTCGGTCTGATTAGTCACACCAGTTTTTACAAAACCAGAGGCTCCACTTGATCTACCTTTTACATAGGTAGATGCTGATAGAGTTACTGGTTGATTAAGTATCACATTTGTATAAGTTTGAATATCGTATAATGATATGTCCCATTCATTTGATGCTGGATTTGTTGTATTATATGATCCACTCTCTAATGCAAAATCATAAACTCTTGCAACTCCAATTTCATTTCCACTGGCAACATTTTTATTTTGAATTC